GTGTCAGGCGCGCAATCCGTGTTCCAGATCATCGGGACCGACAACTGTGACTCGATCCCCGGGACGAATCCCCGTGGTGTCGTGTTCTCCGAGTACAGCTTGCAGAATCCCCGCGGTTGGGACTTGGTCCGCCCCATTCTGGCCGAGAACAAAGGATGGGCTCTCTTTCTCTACACGCCCCGGGGAAGGAATCACGGTTGGACCCAATTCGAGGCTGCCAAAGGCGAGCCGGGCTGGTATTGCGATCTTCGCGACGTGACGATGACATTCCGAGACGGACCCGACGAGGATCATTCCCCCGTGATAACCGAGGCCGATATCGAGGCCGAGCGGCGCATGGGGATGGACGAGGATCTGATTCAGCAGGAATTCTACTGTTCCTTCTCCGGCGCGATGCAGGGGGCGTACTTCGGCAAGCTTGTCGAGCTTGCCCGGGAGCAGGGCCGAATTAAGGATCACCTCCCGTGGGATACCTCGCGCCTCGTGAACACGGCCTGGGATATCGGGACCGGAGACGAGAATGCGATCTGGCTCTGGCAGTGGGCCGGGCCGATGATTCATCTAATCGATTACATCGAGGACAAAGGGCACGGGCTCCCGCACTACGCGAAGCTCCTCGCGAAGCGAGAATGGGGCTACGATCTCCACATCATGCCCTTCGACGTGAAGCAGAGAGAGTGGACCACGGAGCAGCAGCGTGTTCGGGCCGCCAGGCAGATGCTTGGAGGCCGTGTCAAGATCGCGAAGAAGGTTCCAATAGACGAGCGGATCGACATGACCCGGCGGATGTTCAACCGCTTCATCTTCTCCCGCTCGACCACGGGACACGGATTGGACGCGCTCACGTCCTACACAAAGAAGTGGGACGACCAGAAGCAAGTCTACTCCGACACACCCCTTCATAATTGGGCCTCCCACGGCGCGGAGGCCCTGTGTCACCTCTGCGTGGGGTTCGAGCGAGATCCTAGCGACCGCCCGAGACAGCAGAGCGCCGTTGCAAATTTCGACCCGATGGCTGACGAAGAGCCACGGCAGAGACAGTACCGCGGTGACTTTGATCCGATGGAGGATAAGTAATGGCAGGCCGAACTATTCTTACAGGTAGGAATAAGCCCGTTCCGTCCACCCCGAGGGCGAAGCGCAAGATTGGTACGACTCTCGGTGAATTCAAGGAGGGAACACTTCGCTCTTCGTCAGGCACGAGGGTCACATCTCGCGACCAGGCGATCGCTATTGCCTTGAGTAAGGCAAGGAGGAGAACGTAATGTCTTTTCTATTCCCTAGTAAGCCAAAGGTTGCTCCTGTTCCCGAGCCGGTAGCTGATACATCAGCCGAAGATCAGCGGAAGGCGGCGCGGGAGAAGGAAGAGAAGCGGAGACGACGGGCCGGTGGGATTACCGGGACCGCGCTCACTGGCGGAAGGGTCGGAGAGGCTGGCGGCGGCGGCACGCTCTTAGGCGGCGGCGCAGCTACCAGATAACAAGCGAGGAGAGGCATGGCAGTCCCAGGTGCTTTTTCGACACCCGATGATGGTACTCGTGGAGCAAGGGCTGTAAAGAAGTATAGCCAGCTTCTCGATCGTCGTCGGCTTTGGGAGCGCGAATGGCGCGATCTTGCCGACTTCATCGTACCACGCAAGAGCGTGATCCTGCGAAATACGGGCTCCGGGTTCGGACTCAACTTCACCCCGGGTGATATCACCACACGACGGATCTTCTCTTCTTCCGCGATCAAAGCGAACGAGGATCTGGCTAGCTCGATCCAGGGTACGCTGACAAACGCGGCAGTCCGTTGGTTCACGCTCAAGTTTCCATTCGAGGAGCTTAACACGGTCCAGGAGGCCGCTATCTGGTTGGAAGATGTAGCCGACCGGATGTTTCTCGAATTTCAGCAAAGCAATTTCAACGCTGAGATCAACGAGGCCTATATCGATCTCGGGGGCTTTGGAATCTCAGCGATGTTCCTCGACGAAGATGATGTTCCCGACAGGGGCGGGTTCGGCGGGTTCCGCTTCAAGACACTGACGATTGGGGAGTACGCGATCTCCGAGAACGCCGCCGGGCGGGTGGACACGATCTATCGGGCCTTCCAGATGCCCCTACACGCGGCGGTCGAGAAATGGAAGATAGAGAATCTCAGTCAGGGGGCCCAAGAGAAGTTTGCGAAGAATCCCTTCGAGCAGATCCAGATCTTGCACTGCGTATTCCCCCGAGACGTTTTCGACAACGAGCGGGCGGGTACACGGCGCTTTGCTAGTCTGTGGGTCGAGTTTACAGCGAAGCACCTTATCAACGAAGGTGGGTTCGAGGAAATGCCGTACATGGTCCCGCGATGGGCGAAGAACACGGGCGAAGAATATGGAAGAGGGCCGGGACATACCGCGATCCCTGATGTGCGGACACTCAACCGGGCCCGCCAGCTAAAGTTTAGGCAGTGGGCGAAGGCGATCGATCCCCCGATGGAAGCTCTCGAAGAGGGGGTAATCGGGCAGATCCAACTGACTCCTTCCTCTCTTAACTTCGTCCGTGAGCTTAATTCGATCCAACCGATCGAGAGCCGGGCACGGTTCGATGTTGCCTCAGTGAACGAGCAGGAACTTATATCCTCTATTAAGGAAATCTTTTTCTCGGATCTCACGTCGCTGCCGCCAGTACAAGGCACGCCAATGAGCGCGACAGAAGCAGCGCAGAGGTTCGAGATCATGCAACGGAAGCTCGGCCCCACCATCGGTCGATTAAAGTCTGAATTACTACAGGTGATGATCGACCGTGGCTTCGGGCTGATGGCTAGGGGAAACGCCCTTCCACCGGCTCCGCAAGTGATTATAGACTTCTTTAGGAAGCAGGGCGTCGCGGAGATCCGGGTTGAGTTTGAGGGTCCGTTAGAAAGGGCGCAGAGATCGTCGGATCTCGTGGCGATCGAGCGCACCTACCAGATCTTGATTCCTGTCTCCCAGGTCAGGCCGGAAGTGTTCGACGTGCTCGATCACGACGGCGTCGCGCTCCGCGTGGCCGAAGTTACAGGGCTGCCACAGTCTCTCGTCGTGCCGCCCGAGCAGGTCGCGGAGATCCGTGCTGCAAGAGCGGAGGCGGAGAGCAAGGCGGCAGAAGCCGAACAGAGTGAGAAATTAGCTCGTGCCGCGAAGAGTGGCGCGGGTGCGGTTCGTGAGATCAGTCAAGTTGCTTCCCCTGGCCCCGCCCCGGAAGAGGAGATCTAATGTACCGACTCTTAGGTATTATACTCCTGATGGGTATTGCAGGATTCTTATTCCACAAGAACTTCGAGATTCACCGTATCGAAGATGGAAGGTGTCTCTCTTGTCTTGAATGGATTCCCGAGGATACGGGAAAAGATCTCTGTGATGCTTGCCAGGAGGAGGAAGATGACTGACCGAAAAAGAGAAATGCTCGATTTGCTTGAGGCCTACAAGGTGGTCTTTGCGTCGCCGCACGGCCAGATCGTCTTGAAGGATCTTGAGATCCATTGTCACGTCAACAAGACAACCTTTGTCGCTGGTGATTCTGACGTGACTTTCTTCAATGAAGGGAAGCGGGCGGTCGCTCTCTCCATCAAGAGAAAACTGGCCGCGGCCTCAAGTGGCGAGGTCTTGGAGCGGATCAAGAACATGGACGCAAACACTGAGGAGGATGATTATGAGTGACGATCCGAAACCGAAGGGCGGGGAAGTTACACCGGCAGCCGGAGGTGGTGAAGGGCTCACGTTCGATCAAGTCCGTGCGGAATTCCCGGAAGATATCCGGGGGGAGAAGGTCTTTGACCAAATCAAAGACATCCCCACACTCGCCAAGAATTATGTCGAGGGTCAGAAGTACATCGGGGGCGCAGTCAAGATCCCCGGAGAGGGAGCGACTAAAGAAGAGCTTGCCTCCTTCCGAGAGAAGCTTGGCGTTCCCACGAAGGTAGAGGATTACGGTATCAAGGTCGAGGAGGGCGACGCATCAATGGACGCGGACTTCCTCGGTCGATTCCTTGACACCGCGCACATCAACGGAATCTCCAAGAACCAGGCCGAGGGACTGCTACGCTGGTGGGGCGAAGAGCACTCCAATGTCACAGCCCAAGCGGACAAGGGCCTGGACGAAGCATTAGAGGCGCTGAAAACCGAATGGGGTGGTGCTGCTCCTCGCAACTTAGCACTTGCGGAAAGGGCGGTGGTCACTCTTGGAGGCAAGGAAGCGCAAGAGTTTTTTGACTCTTCTGGCCTGGGAAACAACCCCACACTGGTCAAGTTGTTTTCTAAGGTCGGACGGATGATGGCGGAGGAGGGGTTGATCTCAGGTGACGTGGAGAACATCCCGGGCACCGACGATGCAAAGAACCTCGCCAACGAGATCATCTTCAACAAGGATCACAAGCTGCACGAGGCCTACACCAAAGCGGAGCACCCTCAACACGAGGAGGCTCTGAAAGAAGTGACAAGGCTAATGCAGCTAGCGCATCCTGAGTCTATGTAGGGTCCGGGTAGCCGGGAAACTTCTACATACGCAGACACCACGACACGGTGAGGATCGGTCCCGCAAGGGGCAGCCGTCCGAGTGAACGTAAACCGAAACCCAAACGAGAGGAGTAGACAATGTCTACGCTTATCACTACCGCGTTTGTGCAGCAGTATCGCGCGAACGTGATGCTCCTCTTCCAGCAGCAGGGCGCAAAGCTGCGGGGCATGACTCGGATGGAGACAGTGAATGCGAAGTTTCACTTCTTCGAGAGACTTGCTTCGACTGCGGCTGTGAAGAAAACAGTCCGGCATTCGGACACTCCGCTGGTCAACAGCCAGCACTCTCGGCGTCGGGTTGGGCTCGTGGACTTCGAGTGGGCGGATCTCGTCGATCTAGTTGACAAGATTCGTCTCTTGATTACTCCCGAGTCCGAGTACGCGATCAACGCTGCTTGGGCGTTGGGTCGTGCCCTTGACGACGAGATCATCTCCGCTTTCAATGGCGTTGCCAAGGCGGGCGAGAACGGCGAGATCGACGTGCCGTTTCCTGCCACGCAGGTAATCATTGATGGCGGGACCGGGATGACGATTGACAAGCTGCGGGAAGCCAAGCAGCGGCTAGATTCTGCCGATGCTCCCGAAGGCGACCGCATGATCGTTATCTCTCCAATCGCGCTCCAGGATCTTCTGGAGACCACCGAAGTAACATCGAGCGACTTCAACTCGATCAAGGCGTTGGTGTCTGGCGACCTCAACACCTACCTCGGGATGAGGTTCATCATGTCCACCCGGCTTCCAAAGGTCGGAGACATCCGCTCTTGCTTCGTGTGGCACAAGACCTCGATGGCCCTCGCGATGGGCAAGGACATGAACTCTCGGATCACCGAGCGACCGGATAAGAGCTTCTCGGTTCAGGTGTTCGCATCTGGAACGTGGGCCGCTACCCGCTTGGAGGAAGAGGGTGTCATCCAGATCGACGTGGACGAAACCGCGTAAACCTTAGAGCCGTACGTCAAACTACGGCGGAGGAAACACAATGGCTTTCACAGGTAGTCCAACCTCTTCGGTGCAGCACATCGGCCAGACGGGTACAGACGGTCGGCGTGCCGAGGTTCGTGACGTTCGCGGCAAGCTTCGGATTGCCAACTGGACGTACACGCACGCGGCAGGCGCGGGTGATGGCGAAATCAATCTCGTCATTCTCCCCGAAGGGCGTATGCGGATCTACACTCAGCTTTCGCGGATCACTGCCTCTCAGCAAGCG